GGGGCGCAGACACCGCGGATTTCCAATTGTGAGAGGGGTTAAAACCCCCGATTTTCGTTTACAGAACTGACCAGTACAGCAATGGCGAAGGGCCGCGGCCAGAAGGTAAACAAGGCAGGATTGGCGGGGGTCTTCGGTATCTCGCTGGTCACTGTTGAGGCGTGGGTTCGAAATGGCTGCCCCGTGGAAGAAAAGGGCGCCGGCAAGGGAAAGCCGTGGGTGTTCGACACCAGCGACGTCGCCGCCTGGCGCGAAAAGCTGGCGAGGGAAGACGCGGGCGGCGAGGAATTCCAGGACGAAGCGCAGCTGAAGCGCCGCAAGTTGCTTGCGGGGACGCTGGCGGAAGAACTGGCGCTGGCCCGAGAAAAGGGTCTGGTCGCGCCGGTCGATGAATTCGAGCGCGAGTGGGCGCGAGTGTTCGCGCGCATCCGCCAGAACGTGCTGACAGTTCCGCAGCGCGTGGCCGCGTCCCTGGTGGGCGAGCGGAGCGAACAGCGGATTAAGGAAGTTCTGCGCGCCGAACTGGTTATGGCGCTGACGCAGTCGACTAAGAACGATGTAAGCGATGAAGCGGAGGATGTTGAGTGATCGACATCGCGCCATTTTCCAACGCCACTGGCGTTCGCCGTGCGATGGTGCGCGCGCTGGATCATCTGTTGCCGCCGCCCGACGTGCTGCCTTCGGACTGGGCTGAACAGAACATCATGATCCCGGTGGGAAATGCGGCGCCTGGCCCGATGCGATTTGATGCAGCGGCTTACCAGCGTGGAATGCTCAACTGCATCACTGAGCCCGGCATTGAGCGCATCACGTACATGATGGGCGCGCAGCTAGGCAAGACCGTTCTTCAGCAGTGCATCACCGCGTATTTCATCGGCCACGATCCGCGCAGTCAGATATGGATGATGCCGACGGAAAACGACGTGCAGACGTTCCGTTCGACGAAGCTGGACCCGATGCTACAGGCGAACCGGTCCATTCGCGACAGGATGGCGAAGCCGCGCGGCCGCGAGGGGCAAAACAATTCGCGCCTGATTTCGTTCGTCGGCGGATGGTTGCTTTTCAGCTGGGGCGGTTCGCTGACGACGCTGCGCGGCCGATCCGCGCCAGTGACCCTGGCGGATGAAATCGACGGCCTGCCGCGCCCGGCGGACAGCGAAAAGGACGAAGGCGACCAGGTCGAACTGCTGCGCCAGCGCGCGGCGTCGTTTTCGTCGACGGGCCAGGTGCTGCACGTTGAGGCCAGCACGCCGACGGTGAAGGGGCATTCCCGGATCGAAAAGGCGCACGACCAGGGTGATTGCCGGAAGTTCTGGATTCCGTGCCAGCACTGCGGAGAGCGCCAGGTCCTGAAGTGGGAGAACGTGACCTGGACCGGCCGCCAGTTGGACGCGCAGGGCCAGCCGGACCATGAGGCCGACGCGAAGTTCGACGACCACGACCCCGACACCGCGGCGTATGTGTGCGCGCATTGCGGCGCGCTGTGGGATGACGCAGACCGAAAGGCATCCGTGCGGGCTGGCGAGTGGATCGCATCGCGCCCGACGCGTGGACATGCGTCGTTCCACCTGAGCGAACTTTACTCGCCATTCCGATTCCTTCGGGACGTGGTCAAGTCCTACCTGGCGAAGATCAAATCCGACAGTTACAACACGTTCGTGAACGTGTCCCTCGCGCTGACGCATGAGGAAGCATCCGTTTCCGTCGACCCGACTGGCCTGGTGGCGCGCGCAGAGACGTACGCCGCCGATGCTCCGATGGGCGTCCTGTATATCACCGCCGGCATCGATATGCAGATGGATCGACTGGAATGCGAGTTCGTCGGCTGGGGGGATTCAGAGGAATCCTGGTCGCTGGGGTATCACGTCCTGTGGGGCGATCCTGTCGGCGGGGATGTGTGGCAGGATTTGGACGACTTGCTGGCGACGGAGTTCGTGCACGAATCCGGCATGGTGATGCGCATTGGCGCGGCGTGCATGGACACCGGCGGCACGAGCGGAATGACGCAATCGGCATATGAATACCTGCGCGGGAAGACCGGCCGCCGGCTGTTCGGCATCAAGGGGTACGCCCCGAGTTTCGGCGCCCCCATCGTCGAGAAAGTGCAGCGGAAGCAGTCGGGCAAGAGCGCCCGAAAAGTCGACCTGTTCCGCGTCGCGGTCGACGAAGGCAAGTTGATTCACATGCGCCGGCTCGCCGTCGAGAAGCCGGGGCCGGGTTACTGCCACCTGCCGGCGGATCGGTATGACCTGGACGAATGGGCGAAACAGGCGACCGCGGAAAAGCTGCGCACCGATTACGTGAAGGGCCAGCCACGCCGGTACTGGTGGAAGCCGGACAAGGCGCGAAACGAGGCCACCGACTGCCGTGTGTACGCAACGGCCGCGCTAAAGATTGTCCAGCCGTCGTTCCGTCGACTGCGTGAGCGTTTAAACGCGTACATCGCCACGAAGGACGGCAAGCCCGCCGCCCCGCCCCCGGCCCTGAAGGTCGCGCCGCAGCCGGCCACGAAAATCCCGGACGTGGCCCCGCCGAAGCCCGAGCCGCAGACTGCCCGCGTTCACAGGACGAAGGCTGCGCGGGCTTCCCGCGCGAAGAACTGGGTAACGGGCTGGAAATGATCCCTAACAAAATCGCGGCGGGGCTGAACTTTCGCGCCGACGCGAAGCTGCCGGCGTACGCCGACGGCTGGGATGTGCTGCTGTACCTGCGCGGCCCGTCCGCCGTCGACCTGGAAGCCGTGAAGGAAGGCGCCGACGTTTTCGTGTTCGCCGCCGCTGGCGCGACCACGGCCGGCTGGGCGCCTGGCCTGTACCGGTACACCATGCGGGCCACGAACGGCGGTGACGTCGTCGAGGTGTGCGCCGGCACCGTGACCGTGGAACCCGACCTGGCGAGCCTGCCGGCCGGCTCCGACGTGCGCAGCGACTACCGGAAGGCGCTGGACGCCATCGAGGCCGTACTGGCGAAGCGCGCGACGCTGGACCAGGAGCGTTACCGGATCAACAACCGCGAACTTTACCGCACGCCGATTGGTGACCTGATGAAGCTGCGCGCGCACTACCGGCAGCTGGTGAGTGAAGAATGTGGCGGCCGCGGCCGGTTCCGCGAAATCCGCGTCGGGATGCGCCCGGTACGATGAACCTGATTCCTTCCATCTTCCGCAGTGCCCCCGCACCGCAGCCGGCCGAGCCGGCGCGCACGCGGTCGATGATGTCGCGCGTCCAGCGCGGCGTGCGAATGCTGATCGGCGGCGCCGCTGTGAACCGACTCACGGGCGACTGGCCGAACGACCCCGTGCCAGCCGACTGGATCATCCGACGGAACCAGCGCGCACTGGTCGCGCGGTCGCGTGAACAGCTGTTCAACAACGATTATTTCAAGGCGTATTCGCGCCTGTGCCGGCAGAACATCGTCGGCGCCGCCGGCATCGTGTTCCAGTCGAAGGCGCGCACCGCGCGCGGGAAGACGGACGAACGCGCGAAGTCCGCGATTGAACGGGCGTTCCGTGATTGGAGCCGCCGCGAGAACTGCGACGTTGCCGGCCGGATGTCCTGGCGCGCGATCCAGAACCATTGCGTGAACGCGATGGTGACGGACGGCGAATTCATGCTGCGGAAGCTGGTCGGTAGCGAGTTCGGAAAGTACGGTTTCCAGTTGCAGGTGCTGGACCCGATCCGGTGCCCGGTGGAGTACGACAGGAACGACCTTCGCGGCGGTGCCTTCATCCGCCACGGAATCGAGTTCAACGCGTACGGTAAGGCTGTCGCGTATCACTTCATCGACCACGGCGCGAAGGATTCGGACCAGGGGTATAGCTGGGGCGGCCGTCATTTCGTCCGCATCCCGGCCGACGAAATTGTGCACGATTTCCTGGTCGAAATCGCCGGTCAGAAGCGCGGCCTGCCGTGGCTGTCGACGGGGCTGTTCCGCCTGAAGCAAATGGGCGCGTTCGAAGACGCGGCTATCGTGAACGCGCGTATCGGCGCGGCGAAGCTGGGCGTTATCGAATTCGCCGAGGGCGCCGGCCCCGAGTGCAACGAACTGGACGACGACGAACTGCCGGAGATTTCGGCAGACCCCGGCACGTTCCAGGTGCTGCCGAACGGCGCGAAGTTGAACAAGTTCGATCCGACGTATCCGTCGGGCGAATTCTCCGTGTTCATGAAGCAATGCCTGCGCAGCATTTCGGCCGGCGGCGGCGTCAGTTACCACAACCTGGCGCAAGACCTGGAAGGCGTGAATTTCAGCAGCATCCGCCAGGGCACACTGGACGAGCGCGAGCATTTCAAGGAACTGCAAGAACACCTGATCGACGGGCTTTCTCGCCCCGTCACGCTGGCGTGGCTGGAACAGGCGCTGTTGCGGTCGAAGATCGTCGCCGACAACGGGACGCCGCTGCCGGCCGCGAACATCGACCGGTATTCGGATTGCGAGTTCCAGGGCCGTCGCTGGGAGTGGATCGACCCGAACGCGGACATGAAGGCCGCCGAAGGCCGGAAGAACAACCTGTTGGCGTCGCCTGGCGAACTGATCCGCGAGAGCGGCCGCGACCCGGCCGCGGTGTTCGCCGAAATCGCGCAGGACATCGCAGCGATGCGCGCCGCTGGCATCCCCGACGAATTCATCCAGACCGCTATGGGGCAGAAGATCGCCCCGCCACCGAAAGAGGCCGCCAACAGTGAACCGGCATAACGAACTGCTGCGTTCGATCCAGGCATCCGGCCTGGTGACGCGCAGCGCGCCCGACCCGGCGCAGCGTCTTCAGGAAATCCACCAGCGCGCGCCGGATGGCGTGATCCACCGCGCGGCCGAAGTGCTGACCATCGACGAAGACGCCCGCACCGTCGAACTGGCGTTTTCCAGCGAAACGCCGGTGCTGCGCTGGTGGGGCGAAGAAACCCTGTCGCACGACCCGGCGCATATCCGCATGGGCCGCCTGAACGATGGTGGCGCGCTGCTGTGGAACCACGACTGGGACGACCAGCGCGGCGTGGTCGAGGCGGCGCGCGTCGACGGCGACCGCAAGGGCCGCGCCGTGGTGCGGTTCGGCACGTCCGCCGCCGCTGAAGAACTGTGGCAGGACGTGAAAAGCCGTATCAAGCGGCACGTTTCTGTCGGGTATTTCATCCACGCGATGCAGCTGGTGGAGGTCGTCGACGGGGTCGAGCGGTGGCTAATCACCGACTGGGAGCCGTACGAAATCAGCATCGTGAGCGTTCCGGCCGACACCGCCGTCGGAATCGGGCGCGCGGCGAAAATCCCGGACGTGGAACGCGGCGCGAATGCCGCGGAAACTCCGAACCTGAGCAACACCACCGATCCCGTTCCCGAAACCCGGACCCCGAAACCCATGTTCGAAAAAATCCTCCGAAACGCAGCCGGCGACCTGGTCCGTGCCAAGGTGAACGAAGCCGGCGAAATCGTCGAAACCCTGGAAGTGCTGGAAAAGGCCGACGAGGCCGCCCGCCAGCACGCCAGCCGCGGCACCGATGCCGAGCGCGCCCGCGTCCGCGAAATCAATTCGCTGGCCGAGCGTTTCGGCCGCAGCCTTCCGAACGCCGCCGAACTGGTGCGCGCCGCGGTCGAGGGCACCACGTCGCCGACCGATTTCCAGCGCCAGCTGCTGGAAGCCGTCGACCAGCGCATGTCGCGCCCGCTGAACGACCAGACCAGCGACGCCGACATCGGCCTGAACCAGCGCGAGGTGCAGGAATTCTCGCTGCTGCGCGTGGCCCGCGCCCTGGCCGACCCGAACAGCCGCGCCGCCCGCGAGGCCGCCGCGATGGAGTTCCGCGCCAGCGAGGCCGCCCGCGAGCGCATGGGTCGCGATACCGACAACTTCGTCGTGCCGGCCGAAGTGCTGCGCGCCGCGGTGGGCGGCGACTTCAGCCGCGCCGCGATTTCCACCAGCGCCACCACCAACGGCAATGGCGGCGTGGTGGTCGATACCACGCTGCAAGCCGGTTCGTTCATCGACCTGCTGCGCAAGCGCACCACCATCATGCGACTGGGCCGCGTGATGGGCGGACTGGTCGGGAACGTGGACATCCCGCGCCAGACCGCCGGCGCCACCGGCTACTGGATCGGTGAAGGCGACGACGCGCAGGAAACCGGGATCGGCCTGGGCATGATTTCGCTGAAGCCGAAGACCGTGGCCGCGTACGCCGACATGACTCGCCGGCTGGGTATGCAGTCGTCGATGGACGTCGAAGCGCTGCTGCGCTCCGACCTGGCGACCGCGCTGGCGCAGGTGATCGACCTGGCCGGCTGGTACGGCACCGGCAGCGAGTATCAGCCGCGCGGCATCCTGAACCACGACGGGCTGAACGGCGTGAACTTCGCCGGCACCTGGCCGACTCACGGCGAACTGGTGGACATGGAAACCGCAATCGCGCTGGACGACGCCGACGTCGACGGTATGCGGTACGTGTCGACCGCCGGTTTCCGCGGATACGCAAAGCAAACCCTGAAGTTCGACGGCGTGGGCGGCACCATCTGGGAGCCGGGCAACACCGTCAACGGCTACGCGTGCGACATCACGAACCAGCTGAACGCCGGCGACGTGGTGTTCGGCAACTTCGCCGACCTGATCGTCGCGCTGTGGGGTTCGCTGGAACTGAACGTCGACAAGGCCGCGCTTGCCAAGTCCGGCGGCACCCGCCTGATCGTGTTCCAGGACGTCGATTTCGCGCTGCGCCGCACCGAATCGTTCTGCCTGGGCCGCAAGCCGGCGTAATCGGACAGGGGTCGCTTCGGCGGCCCCTTCCCGGCGAGCATAAGGAGCCACGCCCGTGAACACCGTCATCATGAAATTGACCGCGGCCATCGTCGTCGGCGGCGAAGTGGTCAACCCCCCGGCCCTGGTGGAAGTCACCCTGGCCGAAGGCGCCGACCTGGCGCGCCGCGGGAAGGCCGTGCCGGCGACGCAGGCCGACGCGCAGCCGACCGCGCGCACGCCGTCCGCCGAAGCCGCCGCGCCCGACCTGGCCGCGCTGCGTGCCGCGTACGATGCGGCCGTCGCCGAACAGGCGAACACCGCCGGCAAGTCGGCCGCGCAGAAGAAAGCCGACAAGGCCGCCACCGCTGCCGCGCTGAAGGCGTTGCAGGACGCCACCCCCGCCGATTCCAACTGACCCGAGGCCACACCGACCATGTTCCCCGCAGGTATCAAAGTTCTGGCGCTGGCCGCGGCCGCGCGCATCACCGCCACCGGTAACGGCAGCGCCGTCGACGTCCGCCCGTACAAGGGCCACGCGCTGCTGGTGCTGAATTCGTCCGCCACCGAGGCATCCGACAACACCCTGAATGTCAAGGTGCAGCACAGCGCCGACGGCAGCACGGGCTGGACCGACACCGGCGTCGCGTTCGCACAGGTCGGCAACGCCGCCGCGTCCGCGCAGGTCGTGGAGGTCAACGTCGACCGGTTCAAGCGTTACATCCGCGTCGTGTCGACCCTGGCCGGCACCACCCCGGCGGCGACCCGTTCCGTGGAACTGATCGCGCAGGCCGACCGCAGCTGATATGCCCGCGCCGGACTGGGAAAACCTGGACGATTTCCTGTCGACGGATGATTTCGCCACGACGGCGACGTTCACCCGCGCAGGCGGCCAGGTGATCCCGGACGTGCGTTGCATCTTCGACGAACCGTTCTTCGACAAAGACCTGGGCGAGTACGTCCAGAACGCCGGAGAACCGCGGTTGAATTGCAAGGAAGCTGACGTCGCGACGCTGAAGCGGCACGACCGGTGCACCGTTGCCGGCGTGCCGCGCCAGTTCGAACTGGCGCACGACCCGCAGCCGGACGGAACTGGCTGGTGCGTGGTGACGCTGATGCTGGCGTGACGCATGTCGGGGCTGCGCATCGACATAGAGGGCCAGGGCATCGTCGCCCTGGCTCACGCGTTCGGGGCCACGGAAAAACAGGTCCAGGCCGCGCTGCGTTCGACTTACGGGAAGATGGGCCGATGGTTGCGCACGCAGTCCGTGCGCGGGCTGTCGGCGAAGCTGAAGATTCCGCAGAAGATTCTGCGCCAGCGCGTGCGGACGTACCGGATGCAGGGCGGCGTCGCCGGCGACGGTGCGGGCGCGAAAGTGTGGTACGGCATCCGGGACATTTCGTTCGCCAGGCTGAAGCCGCGCGAGACATCCGGCGGCGTCAAGGCGATGGGCGGCCGGTTCGAAAAGGGCGCGTTCATCGCGAAGCTGTACGGGCGCGACCAGGTGCTGAAGCGCGTCGGCCGCGAGCGTGTCCCGCTGCGCGTGGTGTACGCTGACATCGAAGACGAGTCGATTACGTATATCGAAGACGTGTTGATCGGCACGGAGAAATTCGATTCCCAGTTCTTCAAGTTCCTGGAGCATGAATTAAAGTGGCGGACGCGGATACTCTGATCGACCTGGACGAACTGCACGACGCGATTCGCGACCAGGTCGCCGCGGCGTTCCCGTCGTTCGAAACCGTCGAGTTCTACCGGGACGACGAAGACCAGCAGATTCCGACGCCGGCGTGCCTGCTGGAACTGACGGAAATGGAACCCGTGCTGGAACAGAACCCCGGCACCGAACAGCTGCCGGTGATGTTGCGGTTTACTGCGCACGTCATCGCGAAGGACACGGGCGCCGAAAGCCGGCTGGAAATCCGCAAGGCCGCCGCCGCGCTGGCGACGTGGCTGCACAAGAAAAGCCGGTTCGACGGACAGAACACCGACGCAATCCAGGTGCTGGGATGCGGCCCCGACGAATTCGCGCCAGAAGTCACCCGGTTCAAGGTGTGGGCCGTCGAATTCGGTATGGTCGCGTTCCTGGGCGATACCGTGTGGAAGAACGACGGCGTGATCCCGACGAACGTTCTTTACAGCTGGTCGCCGCGCATCGGCTTCGGGAATGAACCGCATTACCAGCCCATCGCCGACGGGATCGAACTGCCGTGAGCGCAGAACACGAACGGCTGATCGCATCCCTGGTGATGGTCGGCGTGGTGAAGGAACTGGACGAAGCGCGCGCGCTGGTGCGTGTTGACGTCGACGGGCTGGTGACGGACTGGATTCCGTTCACCGCCGCCCGTGCCGGCCCCGGCGTGCGCGACTGGTCCGCCCCCGAGCCTGGCGAACAGGTCGTTATCGTGTGCCCGTACGGCGATCCGTCGCAGGGCGTGGTGCTGGGCAGCGTGTACCAGCAGAACCACGACGCGCCGGCGGCGCTGAAGACCACGCACCGGATCGAGTATGCGGACGGCGCGTTCGTCGAGTATGACCGCGCCGCGCACGCCGCCACGGTCGACGTGCCGGCCGGCGGATCGATCACGCTGCACATCGGCGGGACGACGCTGCTACTGGAAGACGGGAAAGCCACGCTGACCACACCCAAACTGCTGGTGGATAGCCCGCAGTCGACGTTCACCGGCGCCGTAACCGTCCAAGGGCTGCTGACGTACCAGGCCGGAATGTCCGGCAGCGGTGGCGGAACGACCGCGGCGATTAACGGCGACATCGTCGTCACCGGCGGAAACGTCACTGCCGACGGTATCGGGCTGAAGACGCACAAGCATACCGGCGTGCAGTCCGGCGGCGGGACCACTGCGGCGCCAGTCCCGTAACGCGAAAATCGCGGACGTGGCCCGAGCGCGGTCCGCGGAACATGATGCCGCATGGATGGAATCGACGCCGCCACCGGTGGAACGTTGTCGGGTGTGGCGCACCTGCGGCAGTCCATCCGGGACATTCTGACGACCCCTATCGGGTCGCGCGTGTTGCGCCGTGAGTACGGTTCGCAGTTGTTCGCGCTGGTCGACGCGCCGCTGAACGCGTCGACGGTCATGGACATTCGCGCCGCAACGGCCGACGCGCTGGACCGCTGGGAGCCGCGTATCCGCGTGACCCGGATCACGCCGTCCCGCGGCGTCGACGGCGTGGTGCGGATCGACGTCGAAGGAATTTATTTGCCCGACGGGCGCGAAGTCGTGATCGACGGAATCCAGGTGAATTAATGGCCGGCTCTTTTACCAACGTCGACCTGTCGCAGCTGCCGGTCCCGGACATCGTCGAACAGCTGGACGCCGAAGCGATCCTGTCCGCGATCCTCGCTGATTTCCAGGCGCGCATGGAGTCCGCCGGCCAGCCGTTTACCGCGCTGGTTGAGTCGGACCCGTTTTATAAGCTGGCCGAGGCCGCCGCGTACCGCGAAGTGCTGGTGCGCCAGCGCGCGAACGAATCGGCGAAAGCGGTGATGCTCGCGTTCGCCGTGGGCGCCGACCTGGATAACCTGGCGGCGAACGTGAACGTCGAACGTCTGCTGATCGACGCCGGGAACCCCGACGCCGTGCCGCCGGTGCCGCCGACGTACGAAAGCGATGCCGACTTCCGCGCCCGCGTGCAGCTGTCGTTCGAGGGGTACACGACCGCCGGCAGTGAAGGCAGTTACGTATTCCACGCGCTTTCGTCCGACGGCGACGTGAAGGATGCGGCCGCGATTTCGCCGGAGCCTGGCGAGGTCGAAGTTTACGTGCTGTCCCGCACCGGCGACGGCGAGGCATCCCCGGAACTGGTGGCGAAGGTGAACGCCGCACTGTCGGCCGAGGACGTGCGCCCGCTGACGGACCAGCTAACGGTGGCCGCCGCGACCATCGTCCCGTTCGACGTCGAAGCGGAACTGACGCTGTACCCCGGCCCCGACGCGAACGTCGTTCGCCAGGCCGCGCTGGACGCGCTGGCGCGGTACACCGACAGCGTCGCGCGGATCGGGTATGACGTGACGCGGTCGGGAATCATCGCCGCGTTGCACCAGCCTGGCGTGCAGAACGTCGTCCTGACGTCGCCGGCGGCGGACATCGCGATTTCGGATTCTGAGGCGTCGCATTGCGCGAGCGTCGACGTCACCGTCGCGGGGATGCCCGATGTCTGAAACGCTGCTGCCGCCGAATGCGACCGCAGCCGAACGCGCGATGGACATGGCCGCCGCGCGGATCGAAAGCGTGCCCGCGCCGGCGCGGCACATGTGGAACCCTGACACCTGCCCGGCGTCGCTGCTGCCGTGGCTGGCGTGGGCGTTCAGCGTGGACGGATGGGACCCGAATTGGTCGGAGGCGCAGAAGCGCGCCACGATCAAGGCATCGTATTCCGTGCACCGCCGGAAGGGCACCGTCGGCGCTGTGCGCCGCGCGCTGGCCGCGCTGGGGCTGAACGTCACCATCGTGGAGTGGTGGCAGCAGACGCCGAAGGGCGACCCGTACACGTTCAAGATTTCGATTACCACGAATCAGGGCGGCGCAACCGCCGACGACATGGCGAAGGTGATGGACGTCGTGAACGCGGCGAAGAACATCCGTTCGCACCTGGCGTCCGTGGCGTTGGAAGTGAACAGCGTCGCGTCGATGTATTTCGGCGCAATCACGAACACCGGCAACGAAATCACGGTAAACTGGTCGGCGACGCTCACGCTTAACGGCGAATGGGACCTGGACGGTTCGCAGAAACTTAACGGGATTAAAGAGTAATGGCAAACATCGACACCCTGGAAGCCGAGTGGACGGACGTCCCGCAGCTGGAAACCAGCACCGCGGCGCTTGGCGGAAAGGACGGCCCGATGAATTCTCAGGCCGTCGCGCTGGTGAAGCGGTTGAATTACCTGCGCGAACAGGCCGAGCAACTAGCCTCGCAAATCGAAGATTTCGGGTCGGAAGATGGCGCCAGCAAGATAGGGCTTCCGCTGGGCGGAACCTTGGATCAGGCTATCGACTGGGTTAAGCCTGAAATGTTCGGCGCCACCGGACTTCCGGGGCACGACGACGACACCGAAGCGTTCCAGATGGCGGCAGAGCGCGCGCCGATTATCTTCCTGACCCCGGGCAGGCAGTACAAGCTAGGCGATTGGGTCCCGCCGAACGGGACTACCATCATGGGTTTCCGCGGCATGGGGCACTTCTCCGGGTCGAACGGAAATCCACCGATTGTGCGCCGCCGAAGCTGCAACGACGTCGAGAGCATTTTTGACACGCGCGGCGCGCGCGAACTGCACTTCCGCGGGTTCCACGTGAAGGGTGGAAGTTACGACGGAAAGGTTTTCGACGTTCACTGCATCCGCGTGGGTGGCTACATAATCCACATGGAAAACTTGACAGTTTATGAAGGCGCTACCGGATACGGCGGAGTTACGGGCGACCTTGGGCAGAACAGCCAAATCGTTTCGTGCCGCTTTGGTAATTGCATTGTTGGGATCACCCGCATCGTAGACACATCAATCCACGGCGGCTCCGTGGTTTCGTGCAAAACGCACGGAATCGCACTGGAATCGGGTAACGACTTCAACACTATTCGAACCCGAGTTGAGTGGAACGGCCGCGCGCAGGCGGTCGGCGAACTGACCTTCGATGAAGGGCATAACGTCCTTATCGCCAACGCAAAGGGGAACATCCTAGACCTGACGAATGATCGCGCGTGGCTTTCCGGCGTTCGTGCGCTGAAGGCGCGCAGCACGATTATTCGCGGCATTGCTCGCCGGCCAGGCGCGAAGGGCTCCGGTTTTGAGGGGCGTGCTCACGTATACCTGAAGGAATGCGTTGGCGTCACCGTTGACATCGTAACGGAAAAGGGTGTCGATGATGGCGGCGGCGGCATCGAATCGCCGCTGTACGCGATCCACCTGGACAACGGAGGCGATGGGAACCACAACATCACCATCGAAGGCGACCTGTCCGGGTACCTGACGCAGCCGATCCTGGAATCGAACGGGAGGTGCAATTCTCTCAATTTGCTTGCGACCGGCTCCGGGCGTCCGAATATGCTCGGAGGTCGCAAGATGATCGGGGGCCAGTCTTTCGCGGACGCGTACCAATCCGGGAACATCGCGCCGGCTGGCACGGCATCCGGTTCAATTTCAGTACCTAGCGTTGGTGAAACTTTCGCGACTCGCACGTACGCGATGCGTGTTTCTGTCCGCAATTCGTCGAGCAATTCGCAGCAGTGGTTCGCCGAATTCCCGATGCTTGTGGCGCAGGCTGGTTCTGGGGCAACCCCGGCTGTTCAAGTTCTTCCGGTCGCGTATGAGAGTAATTATTCAGGTGGAAACGGGTACATTAGCGTAAATGGCGCTGGCACGGTGAACATAGCGATTGGCGCCGTGTCGGAATCTAACGGCGCAATCAGCATCCCCGTTACCGTCGAAAACGACTCCGAAACATTGACCCATAAGGTCCGCATCGAAATCGTGTAACTGCGCGAGAGAGAGGAAATAAAGTGGCGTACCGAACCATATTGACGAACTACGGCCTCGCGCTTGTTTCCGCTGCTGCTGCGGGAGGGCAAGAAATCGCGCTTGTCCAGATGGCCGTGGGCGACGGCAACGGCAACCCTGTCGAGCCGAACCCCGCGCAGACGTTCCTGGCGCGCGAGCGTTACCGCGCCGGGATTAACCAGCTTACGGTCGACCCGGTCGTGACGAACCGGTTCACCGCGGAACTTGTGATTCCTGCCGATGAAGGCGGGTTCACCATCCGCGAAGTCGGCCTGTACGATGTCGACGGGAAGCTGTTCGCGGTCGGCAATGTGCCGGACACGTACAAGCCGACCCCGAGCGAGGGCGCATTCTCCGACACCATCGTCCGCATGGTTTTCATGGTCGAGAATGCGAGCATCGTCCAGGTCGCCATCGACCCGAACGTGACCGTCGCCACGCACAGCTGGGTTATCAATAACGTCAACGCCACGACCGTGATTCCTGGCGGTCTGACGAACCAGGTCCTGGCAAAGAAGTCGAACGCGGACGGCGATACCGAGTGGCGCGACCCGGCCGCGGCCGTCGACGTGATCGTGTATTCCCGCGAGGAAACGCAGACGCTGGCCGCCGACCAGGTCGAAGTCGACCTGGCCGTGCTGAACACCGAAGGCGTCGCCGTCTATATCGAAGGCGTGCGGCTGCGCGACAGCGAGTTCACCACGCCGACGGTTACGCAGATCGTTCTGGCGCAGGCGTACCCCGCCGGAACCCGCGTCACGGCCGTGCAGAACGAAGAAGTCGGCAAGACTGAAGTTCTGTTCCGCGCCGCGAACCTGGCGGACGTGCTGGACAAGGCTGCGGCGATTAACAACCTGGGCCTGCCGAACTGGCTGACGACGCGCCAGATAAATTGGTCGCAGCTGGTGAACGTCCCGGCAGTTGCGTCGAGGTGGCCGAACTGGGGCGAGGTCACGGACAAGCCGGCCACGTACCCGCCGGCCGCGCATAACCAAGACTGGTCGACCATCGACAACAAACCGGCGTTCGCCACCCGCTGGCCGGCATGGGGGGAGGTGTCGAACAAGCCGTCGACGTTCACCCCGTCCGCGCATTCGCACAGCGAATATGTGCAGAAAGCCGGCGACGTCATGACCGGCCCGCTTCAGGTCGTGCGCACTCCGACGGCCACGCTGGACAATGCGCGAGCGTTCAGCGTGTCGGAGGCGAACGACCAGCGGCGCCTGGACGTCTGCCTGCTGCCGGGCACGGGATCGTCGGCGCGCGAAATCCTGTATCGCGGAATCAATACCGCGCGCCAGCGGTTCAGCACTTCGGTTTCTGCGGACGGCGGGTTCGACTTCGGTTCGTCCCTGAAGCTGAAGAACGTCGACGGCCCGCTGCCGTACGGCCTGGCCGCGGTCGAGCGGATCGAAACCGTGGTCGGCCATTACAAGCCGGAGTTCAACGCGGACGGTCGGCGCCGCCTGTTCTTCGTGGCCGAACAGCTGGCGGAAGTGATCCCGGAGGCGGTCGACCTGGAAGGAATCGAATTCAACGGCGAGCGCGTCGCGTCCGTGAAGGTCGAACAGCTGCTGCCCGTCGCGTTCGCGGCGATTCGGGAACTGTCGGCGAAGGTGCGGGCGCTGGAAGAACGCGTCTTCGAATTGGAGATGGGGCAGTGACGTCCGGTTATCGCTCCGGCGGCGTCGACTTCGACGACCTGTTCGACCCGTACGTGACGGGCACGAAGCCGGCGCCCACGGGTCGACGGGTCGACGGTGTCGACCTAAGCGAGCGATACGCGCCGATCATGTACGGGTCGAAGCGCGCGGACGTCGGTTACCGCGTGGACGGCGTCGACGTTTCGAACCTGTGGGCCGCAAAGGGCACGGCGTCTTACTTCCCGACGACCATCAATGCGTACTCGGAGAGCTTCACCGGCCAGTCGCGCAACGCCGCGTCTCGAATCTGGGCGCGGCCGTCTGGCGTGATCCAGGTCCAGAACACGGCCACGACAAGTTCGGCCGGCGCGGGCGAATACCCCATGCCTGGCGCGGCGTCGGACTACCAGTTCCGCATTTCCGGCACCGTCAACGGCATCCGCAATTCTGGGGCATCTGCGTCGATCACCGGAAAGGGCGGCGTGAGTTACACGGCCGCCATCGGCGGCAGCGCGGGGTCGTTAGACACCAGCTGGCAGGACGCGGACGATTCGAACGAACTGATCGTGATGTCGTGCAGTTCGCCAGCCAACGCGGGCGGCGCGCAGCTGGCGGGATCGCTTCAAGTCCAGGTGCGCCGCAAGTCCGACAACGTCGTCGTTTCGACTTCGAATTCGTCGTTCGACATTATTTCCGACTCGCAAAGCTAAGGGAGTTTATGAGCCGTGTAATTGAGTTGGCATTGAATATCGCAGGCGTGGTGCTTCCGTTCGCCGGCGCCACGCCCCCGCCGGGGTCCTGCTGTGCGACGGTTCGGTGCGTGCACGCGCCGACTACCCGCTGCTGTTCGGCGTGATCGGCACCACGTACAACACGGGCGGTGAGACGGGAGCGCAGTTCCGCCTTCCCGACCTTCGCGGCGAGTTTATCCGCGGCCTGGATGCTGGCCGCGGCGTGGATACTGGGCGCACGCTTGGCAGCGGACAGGGCGACGCGATCCAGCGGCACAATCATTACCTGCCGACCAGCACGGACGGAACCGGCGCAAACGTCGGCGCCGCGATCCTGGATTCGTCGTTCGACCTTGCGCACAGTATCAATGTTGCGCCTAACCCTGGATACAATGCCGTTACCGTGGGGCATGATGGCAGTCAGTACGGCGACGGCGACCAGGGCATCGCCGGCGACTGGGCCGCCGAAACCCGCCCGCGTAACGTCGCGATGAACTACATCATCAAGACCTAAGCGAAAATCCCGGACGTGGCCGGGAAGCCGGCCGACGTCCATTCTTCACCCTGAACCGTACCGCACACCGGACCCGCAAACATGGCCGACCAGTTTCTGCACGGCGTCGAAGTCCTGGACATCGACGACGGCACCCGCCCGATTCGCACCGCCAGTTCCAGCGTTGTCGGCATCGTCGGCACCGCGCCGCGCGCTGACGAAAGCGTCTTCCCGCTGAACACCCCCGTCATGGTCGCCGGCTCGCGCGCCAAGGCCGCGAAGCTGCTGGCCGTGGCCGGCGAGGACGACGGCACCCTGCCGGCCGCACTGGACAGCATCTTCGACCAGGCCGGCGCCGCCGTGATCGTGGTCCGCGTCGCCAAGGGCGAAACCGACGCGGCCACCCTGGCGAACGTACTGGGCGGCGTGAACGCGATCACCGGCCAGTATGAGGGCGTGCACGCGCTGCTGGCCGCGCAGTCCATCGTCGGTTTCAAGCCGCGCATTCTGCTGGCGCCGGGCTTCACGCACCAGCGCGTCGAGGGCGCGATCACCGGTCTGGCCGTGACCGCCGCGGGCAGCGGTTACACGTCGCCCCCTTCCGTGTCGTTCACCGGCGGCGGCGGCACCGGCGCCGCTGCGACTGCCGTGCTGGGCACCGGCGCAGACGAAGGCAAGGTCGTCGGCCTGACGATCACGAACCCCGGCAGCGGCTACACCGCGGCCCCGACTGTCGTGTTCACCGGCGGCGCCGGCACCGGCGCGGCCGCGACCGCCAGCGTCGGCCCGACCCGGAACGCGGTGGTCGCCGAACTGTCCGGTATCGCCGACCGCCTGCGCGCCGTCATCATCCAGGACGGCCCCAGCACGACCGACGAAGCGGCCATCGCCACCGCTGGCGACACCGGTTCGAAGCGCGTGTACCTGGTGGACCCGCGTTCGCTGAAGCTGGCGGCCGACGGTTCGAACGTTCCGGCCTGGTCCAGCGCGTGCGTCGCCGGCCTGATCGTGAAGTCCGACAACGACCGCGGCTGGTGGTGGTCCCCGTCGAACCAGGAAGTGAACGGCATCGTCGGCACCGAGCGCGCCGTCGACTTCGCGATGGGCGACTACGCCAGCCGGGCAAACCTGCTGAACGAAAAGAACGTCGCGACGATCATCCGCCAGAACGGTTTCCGGCTGTGGGGCAACCGCACCCTGTCGGCCGATCCGAAGTGGGCGTTCCTGTGCGTGGTCCGCACCGCGGACATCATCGCCGATTCGCTCCAGGAAGCGCACCTGTGGGCCGTCGACCGCGGCATCACGAAGAATTACGTGGACGACGTGCGCGAGAGCGTGAACGCGTTCCTGCGGCGCCTGACGGCGCAGGGCGCCATCCTGGGCGGCGAATGCTGGTTCGACCCGGACCTGAACACCCCGGAGAGCATCGCCAACGGGAATGCATTTTGGGACTTCTCGTTCACTCCCGTGTACCCCGCTGAACACATCACCTTCCGCTCCCACCTGGTGAAAGACTACATCGCGGACATCTTCTGATAATGTCGGATAGCCTCGCCACCGCTCGCGCGCTAGGGCTGACCAGGTACATTGGTCGGCCCTGTCGAAGCGGGCACGTTGAACGATATACGTCGTCGTCCAAGTGCGTCGAATGCATGTCGGAGCGCAACGCCGCGAAGTATGCGGCGAACAGGGCGCGCGGTATCGAGTCCGCGAAGCGGTGGGCGCAGGCGAACCCGGAGGCAAGGAAGAAGATCGCGGGCCGGCATTACGCCGAAAATCGCGACGCATACAAAGCGAAGGCGGCGGGCTGGGTTTCACAGAATCCGGAGAGGCGCAGGGAGATTGCGCGAAGCTGGGCGGACAGGAACCCGCACAAGATGCTGGAGCAAAGGCACGCACGTCGCGCCCGCAAGGTAGCTGCAACCCCCGCCGACTTCGACGACTTCGACCAGTTCGTAATTCAGGAAGCCGCCGAAGCGTGCAAGCGCCGCGAGGCCATGCACGGCGAGCCGTTCGAAATCGACCACATGATCCCGCTGGCGAAGGGCGGGCTGCACAAGTTCGATAACATCCAGGTTATTCCGGCGCGACTGAATCGCTCCAAGGGTAGCCGAATGATTTACACTAAGCCCGGCGAATGGCTGGCACACGCAATCGAAACCAGGACCAACTGACATGGCCGCAGCGCGCAACGTTCGGAAGAACATCAACCTTTTCGTCGATGGCCGCGGCTACGCCGGGAACATCGAAGAATACAACGCCCCGAAACTGGAACTGCTGACCGAGGAATTCCGCGGTGGCGGTATGCACGGCGCCGTCGAACTGACGATGGGCCACGAAAAGCTGGAATGCGACTTCAGCATGATTTCGTACGACGCCGAACTGCTGACCCAGTTCGACGTCCGCGAGGGCTTCCGCACGCAGCTGACCGCCCGCCAGGCGCTGGAATCCATCGACGGCACCGTGATCCCGGTCGTGCATTACATGCGCGGCAAGGTGAAGGCCATCGACCCCGGCACCAGCAAGCCAGGCGAGAAGCCGACCACGAAGTTCACGATGGCGCTTTCCTACTACAAGGAAGTGCACGGCGGCCGCGTGGTGCACGAAGTCGACGTCGAGGGCATGAAGTTCGTGAAGGACGGCGTCGACGTGCTGGCGGCCATCCGCACGGCCATCGGCATCTGACGATGCGGGACCAGGCAACGGCCGACCTGTAACAACACCCGGCGCGGGCCACCCCCCGCGCCGGTTCCACCACTGGCACAGGAAACGAGCGAATGAACAAGGATTATTTGAAGGAAGGCGACGGGTTCGTCGACATCACCCTCGCCCGCGAAGTCACCGTCGCCGGCGCCAAGCTGGCGCAGCTGCGGATGCGTGAGCCGACCGTGCGCGACCTGGAGGCATCCCAGTCCCGCGGCGGCACCGAAGCCGAACAGGAAGTCGCGATGTTCGCGAACCTGCTGGAAATCGCGCCGGACGACGTGCGCGGCCTGTCGCTGAAGAACTACATCCGCGTGCAGGCGGCGTTCCGGCTTTTTACGTCCTGACACGCGGGTATATCCGCGACGGTGTGCTGGCGCTGGCGTCGCACACCGGATGGTCGGAAGCCGAAATCATGGCGTTCCGCGTGTCGCGTTTCGTGTGGTACATCGACGGATTGCCCAAGGGTAAGTAATGGCCGGCAAGACCATGAAGGCATCGGTACTGATCGGAGGGTCGATTTCGTCGACCTTCCGCGCGGCGATGTCTCAGTCGTCCGACGGCCTGAAGCGCATCGGCCAGGCGATTACCGACGTCGACAAGCGCCAGCGCCTGCTGGGCAATTCGATTCAGGTGTTCGGCCGCCAGGGGAAGAACGTCGACGGCCTGCGCCGTCAGTATGACGAACTGACCCGCGCATCCGAACGGCTGCGTTCGGCACAGTCCCGACTGGCGCGCGCGCAGCAGGCCGTCGACGCGAACCTGGCCCGCCGTTCCGAACTGCGCGGCCAGCTGTTCGACGCGCTTGCCCTGGGCGCCACCGTGGCCGCCCCCGTCATGTCGGCGGTGAACTTCGAATCCGCGATGGCCGACGTCCGAAAGGTCGTCGACTTCGACACGGCCGAACAGTTCGCCGCGATGGGCCGCGAGGTCCGCGACATGGCGAAAGTGCTGCCGATGGCTGCGGCAGACATCGCGCAGATCGTGGCGGCAGGCGGCCAGGCCGGACTGGCGCGCGGCGAACTGACGGCGTTCGCCGAATCGGCGGTGAAGGTCGGCGTTGCGTTCGGCATGACCGCCGACGAAGCCGGGCAAATGATGTCCGAACTGCGTTCCGCGTTCCGCATGAACCAGGCGGAAGTGAACACGCTGGCCGACAAGATGAACCTGCTGGCGAACACCACGGCCGCCAGCGAGTCCCGCATCGCGAGCGTCGTTCGCCGCGTCGGCCCGCTGGGCGAGGTCGCCGGCGCCGCGTCCGGCGAAATCGCTGCACTGGGCGCCACGCTGATTTCGATGGGCGTCGCCGAGGAAGTCGCGGCCACCGGCATCCAAAACCTGATGCTTGGCCTGGTGGCCGGCGAAGCGGCGACGAAGAAGCAGCGCAACGCGTTCAAGGCGCTTGGGCTGGACGTGACGAAGGTCGCCAAGTCGATGCAGCGCGACGCGTCGGGCACGATCACCGATGTGCTGGCGCGCGTGGCGAAGCTGGACGATTACAAGCGCGCGTCTATCCTTCAGCAGATTTTCGGGCGCGAGTCGATTAAGGCAATCGCGCCACTGCTGAACAACGTCGCCACGTTGCAAGAGAACTTGGCGAAGGTCACGGAGGAAGAACGCTACGCCGGCGCGGTGCAACGCGAATACGCGTCGCGCGCTGCGACGTCGGCGAACAATCTTCAGCTGTTCAAGAATCGAATTCACGACATCGGAATCGTGATCGGTAACACGCTGCTGCCGGCGCTGAATGCAACGCTGGACGTGATCGGCCCCGTGGTGTCGAAGATCGGCGAGTTCGCCGAGGCGAACCCGCGCATGACGCGCGCCATCGTCGGCACCGCCGCTGGCCTGGCGTCGCTGCGGATCGCGGCCATCGCCGGCGGCTACGCGATGACGTTCGTCAAGGCGCCGTTCCTACAGATTTCCGCGGCACTCGCCAGGTTCCGCGCAGCGCGCGCGGTCGGCGAACTGGGCCGCATCGGATCGGCGGCCGTGCGTGTGGGCGGCGCGTTCCGCTGGGTTTCGATGGCGGTCGCGGCCATCGGCGGTGGTCCGGTGGCGATTGCGGTCGGCGCGCTGGTCGGCGCCGCGCTGCTGGTGCGCAAATACTGGGAGCCGATCAAGGCGTTTTTCTCGGGGCTGTGGCAGGGCTTCAGCGCGGGCATCCAGCCGGCACTGGGCGAACTGCGCACGGCGCTGACGGGGCTGCAACCGGCCTGGGATCGGATGATCGAATTCATCGGCGACGCCTGGAATTGGCTGGGGAAGCTGCTGGAACCTATCACCGGGACGAAGGAAGGGTTAGAGGCGGCCGTCGCAGTCGGCGTGTTCTTCGGCAAGGTCATCGCGAATTCGTTTTCCGTGTTCCTGAAGGGCGTCACGCTGGTGGTGAAAGCCGCGGTGAAGATGTCCGAAATCATCGGCCGCGCGTTCGACGTGATCGCCGACAAGCTGAAGCCGATCCTCGCCGGGCTGAAGTGGTTCGCCGACACCGGCGGCGCGATTGGCGCGACGGTGCGCGGATGGTTCGGCGACGACAAGGGCACCGGCCGCGGGCCGCAGCCGGCACTGGCTGGCGGCGCACCGATGCCGCCGGCGCTGCCGCCGATGGCGAGCGCACGCGCGCAGGGCGCCACGACCGTGCAGCAGTCGAACACGTTCCACATCACGCAGCAGCCGGGGGAATCGACGGATGCACTGGCGCGGCGCATCGCCGAAGAACAGAAGCGCGCCGAAGAAACCAAGCGCCGCGGCCGGCTGACGGACTGAACACATGGCATACCGCGAAGCGATTAACGGGCTGATCGAATACGGGATCGGTTCGTTCCAGGGGAACAACAGCGGCAACGCGCCCACGCTGATGATGCTGGGCGGGTTCAAGTTCAGCTTGAACACCGCCGTGTTCCAGGAACTGAACCGGAACACCAGCTACAGCTGGCCCGCGCAGGAACGCGTCGGCAACTGGGATGCGCTACAGTTCACCGGCCCCGGCGTCGACCGCATCCGCCTGCCTGGTGTCATCTACCCGCAGTTCCGCGGCGGGCTTGGCCAGGTCGAAAACCTGCGGTCGCTGGCGTCGCAGGGGCGGCCGCTGCGCCTGATCGGCGCTGACGGTAGTATCCTGGGGCTGTGGGTGATCGAAGGCGTGGAGGAATTCCAGGCGGTGTTCGAAGCCGACGGCACGTTTAAGCGGCAGGATTTCACGGTTTCGATTCGGAAGTATGGCGATGGCGCAGACGTATAACACCCGCGACGGCGACGTGCTGGACGCTATCGCGTGGCGCCAGTACGGGCGCGTCGACCAGTCCGTGCTGGACGCGATCCTGTCGGCGAATCCCGGCCTGTCCGAGCATGGCGCCGTGCTGCCGGCGGGCGTGGCCGTGGTGCTGCCGGACATCCCGCGCCCGTCGCAGGTGCGGAAGGTGGTCACGCTGTGGGATTGAGGCCAGCATTCCGCGTACTGGCGAACAGCGCCGACATCACCGCGACCATCGCGTCGCGGCTGAAGTCGCTGCGCCTGACGGACGAGGCCGGCACCACGGCCGACACCCTGGAAATCGACCTGGCCGACCACGTCGACGGAGCCCCGATTGCGATGCCCGAGACGGGCGCGGAACTGGAAGTGTTCATCGGGTACGACGACGACGTGCAGCCGAAAGGGCTGTTCATCTGCGACGAAGTCGAACTGACGGGGCCGCCGGCCGCCCTGGTGATCCGCGCGCGCGCTGCGCCGTATGAGAAAAGCAAGGGCGGGAAGTCCGACCTGCAAACGCAGAAGTCGCGGTCGTGGAAGGCCGGGACGAAGGTCGGCGACCTGGTGCGGAAGATCGCCAGCGAACACGGCATGGAGCCGGTGGTATCGCAGGCGCTGGCCGGGATCACCCTGCCGCACACGGACCAGTCGAGCGAGTCGGACATAAACCTGCTGCACCGCCTGGCGAAGCGGTATGACGCCATCGCAAAGCCGGCCGGCGGGAAACTGCTGTTCGTCAAGCGCGGCGATGCGAAGTCGGCCGGTGGCGAGGATATGCCGACGGTCGCGCTCACGCCGGACGTGTGCACGTCCTGGCGCGTGCTGGTGGCCCGCCGGGACAGCGCCGGGACGACCGTCGCGTACTACCGCGACACCCGCGCCGCGAAGCGGAAGGAAGTGAGCGTCGGCAGCGGCGACCCCGTGCGCCGGCTGCGGTTGCAGTACAAGGACCAGGCCAGCGCGAAGGCGGCGGCCGAGGCCGAACAGCGTAAACGAGCCCGCAGCGAACGCACCCTGTCCGTGACGATGCCTGGCGAGCCGTCGCTGTCGGCCGAATCCCTACTGACGATGGAGGGGTTCCGGGACGGCGTCGCCGGCGAATGGCTGGTGAACCGGGTCGAGCATTACATCGGGCCGGACGGATACCGGTGCACGGTCGAGGCCGAGAAGCCGAACGCCGATGGTGAGGTCGCAGGTTCGACGGGGAAGGTCGAGGACGCGGACCAGAATGGGGCCGAGGAAGGGGATTCATGATACAATCGGCGAGTGCACACCGTCATCACCAGGGCCGCCGCGCAGCAGGCAGGACTTCCGCGCTATTTCACCGGCAAGCCGTGCAAGCGCGGGCACATCGCTGAACGCGTAACAACGCGGAGGCTTTGCACGGAATGCGAGCGCGAAAGGCGCGTTAAGTGGCGCGCGGCCAATCTGGACAAGGCGAGGGCGGCGACGGCCGCGTGGTCGGCTGCGAACACTGACCGCGTGAGGCAGCGAAACGCCAAGAACAGGGCGGCGGACTTGCCAGGGTCGCGGGCGCGAGTGGCGGAATGGCGCGCAAATAATCCGGGGAAAAGGCGCGCCAGCAGGGCAGCAAGGCGAGCCCGAGAGCGCGAAGCGATGCCCGCGACGTTCAGCGACTTCGACCAGTTCGTGATGGAGGAAGCCGCGGAAGCCTGCCGACGCCGCGAGGCAATGACCGGCTACCCCTGGCACATCGACCACATGATTCCGCTGTCCCGCGGGGGCCTGCACTGCGCGACGAACGTCCAGGTGATCCCGGCGCGGCTGAACCTGTGGAAGCGCGACCGACTGGTGCTGACAAAGCCCGGCGAATGGGTCGGGCTGCTGCCGGGTGCCGCTGCGTGACGGAAACACTAGTACACCCGTTGGTGCACACGCGGAGCGAATCGGGCTGCCATCTTCGGAGCATTGCCAAGCCCGGAACCCTTGCTGTATAAGGGTTTTGGGTTGGTGAGCGCGCAGGGATTCGAACCCTGGACCCTCTGATTAAAAGTCACAAGGGAAGTTGTCACGCGCGGTAACGCACGGGCACGCTCGCACACTAACCCCCTGAAGTCGCTTGCGTTTATAGCGCGGGCATGTTCAGGCGTGAAGCTGTGCAGGCGTGCAAACGTGCACGCGAAAGGACACACGTCCCATGATTACCGACCCGAAAATTCGCGCCGCGCTGAAGTCAGTTCACACCGAGGATACCATACCCGTCGAAAGCGGCGGGCGTGGCGGCGGGACGCTGGTGCTGCTGGTCCGCCGGTTCAAGGCGGGGCCGACGGCAACGTTCGTCGCCAGGTGGAAGCGTGGCGGCCAGCGCGCGTCGCTGACGCTGGGGCGATACCCGGAACTGAGCCTGGCAGACGCCCGCCGCCGGTACGCTGACGACATCGTTCCGGCGCTACTGGCGGGGCGCGACCCGCGCGTCGTGGTGGCGACTGAGGGCGAAGCCACCGTCGCCCGCCTGTTCCGGGCGTACGTCGACGACCTGGCCGCGAAGGGAAAGCGAAGCTGGCGCCAGGTCGAACACGCGCTGTTGACCGGGAAGCGGTCGGCCGCGAAGGCGCTGGGGGAAACCCGGCTGGCGAAGGACATCGGCGAAGACGACGTCGCGGCCGTGCTGTCGACGATTTACCACCGCGGCGCGCCAGTGGCCGCGGATCGAACGCGGGCGTACATGTCCGCCGCGTTCGCGTGGGGCCGGCGGTCGACGCACGACTACCGCGTCGCCGCGCGACGGGACTGGGGGTTGCGCACGAATCCCGCCGCAGGGTTGCCGCGGGTCGAGACGCGCCCGCGCGAACGTAACCTGACGGCCGGCGAATTGCGCGCGCTGTGGCACGGGGGCGAGGGTCCGGGTTTCGCGCCCGAGACGACCGCCGCCATTCGGCTGCTGATCGCGTGCGGACAGCGAGTGCGGGAAACGCTGCGGCTGGACGGGTGCGAAGTCGACCTGGCCGCTGCGCTTTGGAACATGCCGGCGGCGAAGACGAAGGGCGGGAAGCGGCCGCACACGATCCCGCTGGCGCCGCAGGCGGTCGCAGTCCTGCGCCAGCTGGTGGCGATGTATGGCGATGGCCCGCTGTTCCCTGGCGGCCGCGGTGGCGGCGAGCGCATGACCGACGCGGCGGTGAACCGCGCGCTGCGGCGGTGGGCTGATGCGAACGGGGTCGCGCCGTTCCAGTCTCGCGACTTGCGCCGGACCTGGAAGTCGCGCACGGCCGACGCCGGCATCGACAGGTTCACCCGCGACTTGCTTCAGCAGCACGCGCGGGGTGACACCGGATCGAAGCACTACGACCAGGCCGATTATTTGCCGCAGATGCGTGAAGCGATGGCGAAATGGGCGGCGTGGCTGGATGAACAAATAGTAAATGAACCGGCCAGTTCAGTTGACGTTAGCGAGCGTGAAGCGGCATGATTGGCAACAGGGCTGGATGGTTTCTCCCCGTTCAAGACGGCCCTTGAAAATGTCCACCAACGGGGCGCGATCACGTAAGGGCGATACGACGTGGCAAGCCTGGGCGCTACCGGGACGTGCGGACGAAAGGCCGACAGCCTCGCCGGTGAAAGGTTCCGGCAGCCAAATTCCCCGCAGCGCCCCTTAACCCCGCTCCACGCGGGGTTCTTTTTTGCCCAAAAGAAAACCCCGGCAGTGCCGGGGATTTCATATAAAACTTGCGTCGTTTTTTATGCCAGTTTGATACAGGCCGCGCGGGTGTTGATGATGCTGCCGTCGGCCAGCTTCACGGAATACCAGGCGCCCTTCGGGCCGTTGCGAACTTCGGTGATGTTGCCGGCGGTGTAACTGGTGCCGCGTACGGTCTTCGCCTGGACCGGCTGACCGACATACAGTGTGGACATTGTGTTTTCGTTGAGTGATGGGCGGGTTATTCCGCGGGGTAATTATCCATTACCCCGCGGGGTTATTGCAATACTCAGAACGGCACGGCGTCGTCGTCGATGTCGGACTGCGGCGGCGGTGCGCCCCGCTGCGGAGCGCGCTGCTGCTGCGGCTCGCCGTCACGCTTCCCGCCGAGCATCCGCATTTCGCTGGCGATGATTTTCGTGGTGTAGCGGTCGACGCCGTCGCTGTCCGTCCACTTGTCCGTTTGCAGCTTGCCTTCGACGTACACCTGGCCGCCCTTGCGGAGATATTCGCCGCAGATTTCCCCCAGCTTGCCGAACGCCGTCACGCGGTGCCATTCGGTGCGCTCCTGCTGTTCGCCGGCCTGGTTTTTCCAGCGCTCGGTGGTGGCGACGCTGAAGCTGGTGACGGCCGTGCCGGCCTGGGAGTATTTCGTTTCGGGATCACCGCCAAGGTGCCCGATCACCTGAACTTTGTTTAGCATGTCCTTTCCTGATTACCTTCGGTTTGTGTATCGCTGGTGTTGTTCCGCGCACTCCGGCCCGCAGAACAGCCTGGGATCGCCGTCGGGGAATTCATCCTCGCACAGCGGATTGAGGCAGTAGCCCCGCGCGACATAGCGCGGGGCGTGTGCTGCTGCGGCCTGCTGCGCTTCCAGCGCCTGCCGCAGATTGATGGCGTCGAATTCCTGCGCCTGGTCGATGATGTCAGTCATGCCGCGTTACTCGCGTGCTGCTTTTCATACGCGATCACGCCGTCGAGCGGGTAACGCACGTTCCGGCCGAACTTGACGAACTTCGGGCCGCGGCCCTGGGAGCGCCAGTTCGAAAGCGTTCCCGTGGTGACTGCGTTGTTCCAGCGCGCGACCAGCTGCGCAGGCGTGAGGTAGGTTGCTTCGGGCATGACTGTTCCTTTCCCCTGTTACTCGCCCGCGACTTCGCGGTTGAGGTCTTCCAGTTCGGCGCCACCAGGCTGCGCGTCCCGGCGCTGCGCATCGTACGCGTCGGCCGACGCCGCGATGGTCTTCATCACGCCGCTGTCGGCCAGTTCCTTGCGGACACCCTTCGGCAGCGCCTTGAACGCGGCTTCCAGCGCCGCACGGCCCTGTTCGGCGATGGTGCGCAATTCGTTCGCCGCGCGTTCGGCTTCGGCGTTCACCTGCCCGCCGCCGTCGACCCAGTCGCGCACTGCCTTGCCGTCGGCGCTGGTGATGTAGCCCTCGCCGCGCGCCAGGTAGGGCAGCAGATCACCGGGGCACTTCATCACGTCCTGGCGGGCGCCCTGGTCCCAAAGCATGATGGACGCCGTCATTTCGAACGGCAGGTTCTTTTCCCAGATCGGCTGGATGCCCAGCGACTTCGGTTTCTTGATGTCGGTGAAGTCCATCATTTCGCGGGCGCGCACGCACAGGATGACGTGCATGTTGCACTGAAGCGCGGCCTCCACGAACCGTTTGTGCTGGCGCTTCGCTTCATTCCAGCCCTTCGTGTGCGTCGCCGCGATGTCCTGCGTGCTGCCGGTGCCCTCCCACACATGGGAGTAACTATCCAGCACCAGCACTTCGACGCCGGCGGCCTGCATTTCCAGGATCGCGTCGATGTAACGCTGCGGGCTGAACGGCGCGTACAG